TGTAATAGTGAAATAAAGAAAGGACTATATTATGATTCGATTTGTGGTTGGAATGTTGTTAGTTTTTGGTTCTGTTGGTGGACTTGAACAGGATACTGCGACCTTTACGGAAGCAATTCTCGGTTCACTTCTTGGATTGACTCTAATGTTTTGGGCACTTCCCAAACTTAATGCTCTTGCGGATGAAGAATACTAGATTATATCGAAATCTTAAAGGAGACAAAAAATGTCAATGGAATCTTGGTTGTTAATCACTGCATTCATTTTTACTGTGTTTGGTTTCATTTGGGGCCGTGGAAACAAAGAAGAAAGTGATGTTGCAGCAATCGAAAGCACTTTAGATCAACTCATCGATAATGGATACTTACGTTTTCGTAAGGATGACGAAGATCAGATTGAACTATTAAAATGGAATCACATCGGCGATTAGTTTTTTGAAAAGGAACTAAATATGGGTATAGTATATGGAGTCCGAATCGAAATCGATGAGGGCGAATTTGAATATGTCAGAGAAGGGAATGGTTGGAACTCCGCCTCTCCCTTTCTAACATTTAACAATAAAGAAGATGCAATCAGTGAAGCAGAAAAATGGAACACTGGAATTGTGGTAGATTTATCGAAACAAGTCTAGTAACATGGAAAACTTAGAAGAAAGTTTATTTCATAATAAAAGAACTATTGTGAAATATAGAGAAGCATTTCAACAAGGCGCACTAGCGTGCCGTGAAGGACTTGGATTTGAAAATTGCCCTTGGGTGGATGATGATTTTCGAAAACAGGCATGGAGAGATGGTTGGGAATCTGCAATGACTTGGGTTCTAGAGAAGGCATATTCTTAAAAATAATAAATAAAATGGAGAATATTATGCATGAAGTACAACTAGATTTGTTTAGTGATCCACCTCTACCTTATAGACGGAATGAAAATAAAGAACGTGTAGAACATCTTGAATGGATACTGACACAGATTGGTTTAACGGTAAGATCATATCAAGAAACTAAAGAAGATTTTGTTTTAGAAGGAATTCCTTCCTTCATAAATGATTACTTTAGTAAATATAATTAAAAAGGATAATATATGTACCTAGAATGGTGGATGATAATCACCATCGGGTTATTCTTTGTAATTGCACTCACCAGAACTTGGAAAAAAGCACACTATGAAGGTTTCTGTATGGGCGCAACTGTCTTATTAAACACAATGGAAAAAGTAATTCCAGAAGATTCAGTCGAGTTTCATAAAATAGTTAAAGAATTGACAAAAAAACCTGATAAAAAAATAAAAAATCTTTAAATTAGAGCTTGACATTTGTATGTAGAGTACTTATATTAATAGTATAGGGAACAGTTAGAGGTTGTTATGGTAGATTTTGAAGAACTCTATGTTAAAGGTTCCACTAAAAATAAAAGAAAACTGGCAGAGTTAGCGGTAACTTTTGCTAAAAGTATTTTATTTCCTCGCCACAGAAACGTTGTTGTCGAAGTTGAACTCATTCCAGACTTAAATGGTAAAGAAGGCATCTGGGGAGATTGTATTGACGATGATGATCGTTGGTATATTGTCCGTGTTGATTCCAAATTATCTGCAAAAGACTTTGTTGAAACAATTTTACATGAGATGGTTCATGTAAAACAGTATGTTCGTAAAGAATTAATACAACATTCAGTCAAGCATCAGTTGTGGAAGGGTGGCCAAATCCCCTCAGAAACTAAATATGAAGAACGTCCTTGGGAAATTGAAGCTTTTTCATTAGAAAAAGGCCTGTCTGAATCATTTATTAACACTCATGGATGGAAATTCTTGGGAGTCTAACCGAATGTATTTGGCCGAACGTCAATGCCAGCAAGAAGAAGCGTTTGAAGAAATTGTAATCCAGATTGTGCAGGAGTATGAAAGTTTAGAACATGCAAAAAATGAGTGTATGAAATCTAAAGAACTCGTTGAACACTGGAGTCAAGAAGAAATTGAAGAATTTATTACAGACCTTTGGAGTGAATACTGGACAAAATATCTAACAGATTACTAAAAAATATAAAATATTCTTGACATTATCGCATTTTTACAGTATTATATAAAATGTAGTGAACAAAAGAGGTGAAAGATATGTCGAAGATGAGTAATTATGTTGTTGGTTTGATGGAAGATGGACTTTGGGATGAGCCAGATTATCCAGAACCCGACATCGAAGCGTATTATGAAGAATATTATAAAGAAAAACTTAGTGCCTTCAAATCTGCACTAAACCAGGCTATGATGATTTACGATTGTAGCTGGATTCCCGCCCTCAGAACCATGTACCAAGTCGAAAAAAAGGATGCAGAACCGTTTGATATTCAATCGGATGCATATTGTTATAGAAAATTAGAGAGTTATCTCTACGAATGGGAATTGGGCGAGGAAAAAACTGACGAAATATGTAAAAAATTCTTCTTTAGGGCTTGACATTCGCTCTAAAATGTATTATATTATATATGTAATCAATTGAGAGAGAAATAAATTATGGCTTATGTATCACAAGAAATGAAGAAATCACTTGCTCCTGCTATCAAAGCAGTCCTTAAAGAGTTCGGTATGAAGGGCAGTATTTCTGTCAATAACCACTCAACTCTTTGCGTAAATATCAAAGCGGGTGAGATCGACTTCTCTGGGAACTACACTCACGGTGATCGTTACATCCAAGTCAATGAGTACTGGATTGATGAACATTACGAAGGTGTTGCTAAGAAGTTCCTTAACAAGTTGTTAGCGGCAATGAAAGGCCCTAACTACTTCAACAACGATGATGCAATGACTGACTATTTCCATAGATCACATTACACTGACATCAACGTTGGTAAGTGGAACCAACCTTACGAATTCACAGGAGTGTAGATGTTTTTTGTTGAAGTGAAAGAAAGACTTAGTGAAGAAAAGTTTCGTTGGGAGGCACTAACGGAAGAGCAGGCATTAGATGTTTTTGCAAAACTTAAGTCTGAAGGAAAAAAATACCAATCTTTAGAAGTTGGTGAAATGAAGGGGCATTTCGACTATAAGTAATATAGTTGGGGAGAATTATAAATGTCAAAAATACAAGAAAAAATAAAAACTCTTATGGATACTGTACAAGAGAGTTTAGAAAGTCAGCGACATATTGAGTCGCCAGAAGAGTTTATGATTGAACTGGATAAAGTTGGACTTTACTTCAGTCACATGAACGATGAAGATCGTGATTACTATCAAGCGGCACAAATCGCTTTTGAAGAACAAAGGAAGTGGACTATTTAAAATGAAACTTGCAAATTTTGAAATGATTGAAAAGGATTACATGCCTGGCGGTTTCCAGTCATTATTATCCTTTGGTGAGCATCATCAATTGAGTGTTATTAGTGGTGAAGGTGCATATGGTTCGAAAAATGCTCCCTATGAGATCGCCGTATTCGTCAATGGAGAATTTGCAAATTTGCCTGGCATTATTGAAGATGATATTAAGGGACACTTGACAGAAGATGAAGTTGATACGATCATAAAAAAACTTCATACTATTACAAAAGAAATCCCTGTTCAAGCCAATTTGATGGAGAGTTACAATGTCACAAATATCTGAAGTAAAAAATAATATAGGTAGACTTTATTCTGTTGGGCTAGATTATGATTCTGCCAAGAAACAGTTTTTTGAGTCTGTGTATGAAAAGTTTTCTAAAGAAAAGTTGGAAACAATTTTTGATGAAGAGTGGAATAGATACGAACACATGTATTTTGCCAATTTAAGTTTCTTCAAGAAAGGAATTTAGATGGACAATATGTTTCATATATGTTACAATGTTTCATATATGAAACATTTATGGTACATTAATACTTGTAATGACTATTTTATGAAACATAGAAATCTGCCCTTAGCTCAGCTGGATAGAGCAACAGCCTTCTAAGCTGTGGGTCGGGGGTTCGAATCCCTCAGGGCAGGCCAATTAATATCGGGCGAGTCGGACGCTCGATTTTGTCGAGTGAGTAAAAACACGGTTAAGCCTGAAAACGACACTAAATAGAAGACTCAGGTGGGAAGTTGGAAATCCCTCATTAGAAACCAACAGAATTAAACAGGGGCGGGACAGTAGGAAGAGGCGACTAATGTATAAGAAAATAAAGCGGCCTAGCAACCCCTCAAACTGCGAAAAGTAAAACACCTACTGTCCCTTTTATTCGGAGTTACTATAATGCAAGTATCACCAGTACCACCAGTAAGAATTGTGAGTGATTATGTTAGACAATTGAATGTCGGTGATAAGATTCATAACATTGTAGTAACGCACAAAGACTTTGGAGGCTCTGTTAGAGTTGAAGAAGTTTATAGAACATACGACAAAACTGGAAAGATTAGAACAGTCGAACCAGTTAGTAAAGTTGATGTTGAAGTTTAGGCGGATGTCGTATAATGGTATTACCTTAGCCTTCCAAGCTAATGACAGGGGTTCGATTCCCCTCATCCGCTCCAAAAATAAAAATCCAAGGTGACGGCCTATGGATTGTGGTGACTGAATAATCCCTTGCAAATGGGGATAAGGTAATGTCGAAGGAACTTAGCGGTTCGTCTTAGCGGATGCAGACAGGTATGAGTCCAGTTAGACAGGAAGTTTGTCAGTGACTCGTTGCAGGATCCTAACCCTGCCCACACTAATAAATTTCTAAGTACACATGAGAGTAGATGCACCCGCTTTCCTGTGCATAGGACAAGGGTTTGAAAGACTGCATGTCATGTGTATTTAAAAATTTATCGGGGTATAGCGCAGTCTGGTAGCGCATCTGCTTTGGGAGCAGAGGGTCGTTGGTTCGAATCCAGCTACCCCGACCAATTTGTGAGTGCGGCGGAATGGTTACGCAGCAGATTGCAAATCTGTATAATGCAGGTTCAAGTCCTGTCACTCACTCCAAGTAGGATTATTCCCAGATAGCTCAGTTGGTAGAGCAAATGACTGTTAATCATTGGGTCGGGGGTTCGAACCCCTCTCTGGGAGCCAAATAAAGAGTAGGATACTAATTGAGTAATTTTAGATTTATAGAAAAGAACTTAGATGTAAGTAAAATATTACAACAGGTTCTTGACAACTCAGACGACTGGAAGTATGTTAATAATTTAAAATCAGACGGCAAAGATGTTGGCGGTGACCTAGACCCATATGGATTTTTACCTTTAGTTATGGCAGTTGTAAAGCCAGGAGAAAGTCCAAAGAATACAGAAAAAACTCAAAAGACCGAGCTCTATGATAAATATGATGAAGTTTCTAAATGGTTAAGAAGTCAAGGAATAACACAATTATCAAGAGCTGCATTTTTTAAGTTGGGTATTGATGAGTGGGTTGGTAAACATATAGATGAAGGAACTTATTATTTGAGTAGGGATAGATATCATCTTTCTCTACAAGGCAGTTATGATTATGAAGTTGATGGTGAATGGCATACTATCGAGCCAGGCACTTTCTTCTGGTTTGATAATAAAAAATACCATCAGGCACATAATGTAGGTGATGTCGAAAGAATAACTTTTGTATTTGATGTACCCAAATCAGAAGACAATCCATAGTAAGGACACAAGATGTATAAACCCCTACCAGAAGAAGTAACAATAAAAAAATCAGATATACATGGACTTGGTCTTTGGTGTGTAAAACCGATCAAAGAAGGAACAGAGATCGGAATTTCACATTTTTATTGGGGAGAAGAATTGCAAAGAACTCCATTGGGTGCTTTTTATAATCACTCTGATGAGCCGAATATAGTAAAGATTAGAGAAGATAGTAGGTTCTTTATTGTTGCCACTAGAGATATTTGGCCAGGCGAAGAACTTACATGTCAATATACTTTTTATCAGTTGTAAAGGATGTATATATATTATGAGAATGGAAACAGCGAAGAAAAATTTTGATATTGATATTGCAGGAAATATACTTTTAAATAGTAGTCAGTCTCCCAAGGATTTGCAAATTCAAAGTGGGGATACATATGCTGCAATGATAGTTGACGGAAAGCCCATTCTAATTAAATTAGAGTTAACTTTAAAAGAGTAGGAATAGTTATGTCACTTGGATTTAGAGACAAATACCAAAACATAGTTAAAAATTTAGTTAATAATGCTGACCAGTGTAGTCAACAATGGATGCTTACTGGAGATGCAGAATGGTATGAAGCATATAAGATGTATGTTAAAAAGGTATGCGAATTAAAGGAATGGATTAAAAAAAGAGAAAGTGAAATAGAGAATACGCCGGTATAGCTCAGTTGGTAGCAGCAATGGTTTTGTAAACCATAGGTCGGGAGTTCGAGTCTCTCTGCCGGCACCATTAATACGAAGACTGTTGTATGTAAGATGGAATCTAAAGAAAGAAAAATAATACTTCTGACTGATATAATAGAACAAAAAGTTCGAAAAGAAAAAGAGCTTGAATATTATCAACGAGAGTTAGAAAAATTAAATCATAAAATGTTTTTCATTCGCAAAGAAATCGATTTAACAAATTTTATAATAGATTTGATTGGAAGAGAAAAACTTATGGATATCCGTGAAGTTATTGATGACAAAGATGTAGAAAAATTGATTGGTAATGATAATGGCGAAGAAGACGGAAACGAAACCTAAGCGCAAAAGAAGAACAAAGGCAGAAATGGAAGCCGCCCGAGCGGCCGAAACTCAATCCTCAAAACCAAAGCAAAAGAGGAAGCGTAGAGCTAAAGCAGAGATAGAGGCCGCTCGGGCAGCATCGTTACCACCAGAACCAAAATGGTACGAGACTGGATATGAGGGCCCTAAACCAGCCCCTGCAAAACCAAAAAAGAAACCTCGCTCATATTCCCCACCCCCGCCCAGACAAAAGTTTGACACCAGTTTAATTGATGAACAAATAAAATTTCCTGGCCCATCTGGCGCAGAGTATGCAATTACTAAAGAAACAAAACATGGTAGACATGTATTATCTTGGGGAATAGATGATTGGAGTATATTATATAATGCAAGATATAATGATACTGAAAAACATTGGAAATTTTATCTTGACTTATATAAAAAATCATGCGATAATGATAAAAATGTAAATACAAAAAAGGTGAAAAATAATGATAGAACAAATGCAACAACAAAGCCCAATATCAAATCTGGACGCACCAACACTAAAGGCAATCCTACAAGAAAGCCCGCAACGAGTGGTGTTCGAAAAGGCAGACGGAACTCTAAGAGTAATGCATTGCACGACAGACCCGAAGATCGTGCCGTGGCCTGATAATCCAGTAGAAGTTGAAGGTTCGATTGCAAAAGAAAAAGACCCAAACCTTATTGTTGTTTGGGATTTAGAAAAAGAGGGATGGAGATCATTTCGTTTTGAAAGACTTAAAGAATATGGAGATTTAGATTAATGGGTGGAAAATCAACAGGAAAGAATTATACATCTAAGGGTGAACGCCGAAGTGTATCACTGCAGAATAGAACTAAAAGATTAAAGGGTACTCTTGAACATGCAATTCGTCAGAGAGATGCCTGGCAAAAAGGAAAGAATGTAGTTCTTACAATTCCAAATCCAAATACTTCAGAAACCAATAAACCTTTTATAAAGGTTAAGGCGAGTGAGGTATGGGGTGATTTTAGAAAGCAAAGAAAATTTATGATGAGAGGAGAACCAGCAGCATGATAGAAGGATTTACGCCACCTTGTGTGGTATTCAGAACTAGGGTCAGAGATGAATCAATCGAAGGCCCAAACCCATATCGTTGGGAAGATGTAACAAGTGATGAATTGTTTAAAGGCAAGAGAGTAGTTTTATTCAGTTTGCCTGGCGCATTTACACCTACCTGTTCTACATATCAATTGCCTGGTTTTGAAAGTAATTATTTAAAGATTAAAGAATATGGTATTGACGAAGTGTACTGTATTTCGGTTAACGATGCATTTGTTATGAATGCATGGGCCAAAGCACAGGACATTCAAAATGTAAAAGTTATTCCAGATGGTTCTGGAAACTTTACTCGATTTATGGGAATGTTAATTGGTAAAAACCATTTAGGCTTTGGTATGCGTAGTTGGAGATATATGTGTGTTATTACTGACGGCAAGATTGAACACTGGCGGCAAGAGGCAGGTATTAATAACGATGGAAGTGACGATGACCCATATGTTGAAACAACTCCAGAAAATATGATGAGTTATCTAGACCAATATAATATGTGGAATGAAGTTAAACAACGAACCGCTATGGGCGATTATAAGGTTATTTGATGTACGACATAAGGCCCCTTCATAAAAATAACGCTTCTGTATTTGTTGCAGAACGTCATTATTCTGCAGTTATGCCTCGACTAACTAAACATTATCTAGGGTTTCACTTAGATAATAAGTTAGTTGGGGTCTTAACTTTAGGGTGGGGAACTAATCCTATGGGAACAATTAAAAAAATGTTTCCAGATTTGACAACTTCTGATTACTTTGAGATTGGAAAGATGTGTATGGATGATTCTATGCCAAGAAATTCTGAATCCCAAATGTTATCTCAAACAGTAAAGTGGATGCGTGAAAATACAGATGTAAAATATCTCTATACTTGGGCAGACGGAATAGTTGGAAAGCCGGGATATGTTTACCAATCTGCAAACTTTCTTTATGGTGGTTTTATATGGTCTGATGTATATGTCTCTGAGACAGGCGAGAAGGTGCATTTTAGGACTATACAGAGGAAGATGAAGAAAGAGATGGGTAGAGATGATACGAAGTATGGCCCTCGACCAAATGACGCTAAAATGGGTGAAATGGGGTTTTCAAGAGTTTGGGGTAAACAGTTCAGATATATTTATCCACTGACTAAAAAAGATAGAAAGTATATGAATAAATATTCTACTTGTTGTTGGACAAATAAATATCCAAAGGATGAAAACTTGCAGTGGAAAATCAAACGGCCAGGCGAAACAGATTATGAGTGGTGCGATGATATGCCATTCACTCATAGTAATGATATAAAACACAATAAGAGTAATATTGCAAGATATAAGGCAGATATTACGATTGACAATTTTTTTTAATAACCTATATAATTGTGGAGTATATAATGAAAAAGAGAAATGTAAATCAATTAAAAATTGCATTGCGTGATGCAAGGTCAAGGATGAAACAATATTACCAACGACAGGCGTATATAAACAGACAGAGGAAAATAAATCAGGAGATTAATAATGGAAGGCCATAACTATAGTAAAAAATACACTTTTAATAGTGTACATAATGACGATGGTAAAGAAGATGTTGTTACCTGTTCATTTGATGCGGCAGATGCAACACTTGGTGAAGTTTTGGAGAAAATCGAAAACTTTTTGATCGCCTCAGGATTTGATTGGATTAAGAAAGGTGAAATTCAACATATCGATAGTGTGTTTGATAAAGACTATGATTCTACTGCAGGCGCAGAATTGTTTGATGAATATTCTTTAAGTGCAGAAGAAATGTATAATAGACTTAATGGTTTAGATAATACTGCAAAAATTGTTGAATTTCCTAAAAAAGTACCTTCAGAAGACACCATAACACTAACTACTGGTTCTAATGATTTTCTTTTTTCGGGAGACTATGATATAAGTTCTGTTAAATTTAACAACATGGATATGACTGATGGTATGAGTTTTACCTTAGATACTTCTGATGTTTCATTTGGTGACTCATATAACGTATCTGTTACTTCAGATGACGTTACAATTAATTTTGAAGAAGAAAAGGATTAAAAAATGGCTTTTAAATTATCGAACAGATCACTTTCTAAATTAGAAGGTGTTAATGATGACATGGTTAGAGTTGTCAGCCGTGCCATCGAATTGACTGAGGTCGATTTTGGAGTGATCCAAGGGTTAAGAACTCTGGAAGAACAAAAGGCTTTAGTTGCTAAAGGTGCGAGTCAAACAATGAAGAGTAAGCATCTTGACGGACTTGCAGTAGACTTAATGGCTTATGTTGGAGGCCGTGGGGTCTGGGAACTCAATGTGTATGATGAAGTTGCCGATGCAATGAAGGCGGCCGCAATCGAAGAGGGTGTAGCACTCCGCTGGGGCGCAGCCTGGCACATTGATGACATTAGAGAGTGGGATGGTTCCATGGAAGATGCCATGAACGCCTACGTTGATTTAAGACGTTCTCAGGGAAGACGCCCATTTATTGATGCTCCACACTTTGAGCTAATGGTATGAATTTAAAATGGGGGTATTTTTTAAGTATCCCCATGACTTCTTACTTTATCCTTCTATTCCTCTTAGGTTTATTTGGAAAAAGTTTAATGATATTTACACCAGAAAAAAATATAGTAATGTATGAGTTTTTTGGTGTTGTATTAATACATTATATTTTTTATATTATTTTTTGCTTGACAAAAAGAAAAGAATAGTGTATAAATACAATTGTAATTGTTGATACGATTCAACATACATACTGGACTCGGGGGCAGTACCCGACAGCTCCACCAAAAACATACTAGTGTCCAGTTAAGTTTGGAACACATCTGATAAAGTGGCTAGTATGTTTTTGATGGGGCTGAACTAGGATCGACAGGTGTGTAGAGATGAGAGTAGATTACCGTGTTGACCTACGATATTCGGTCAAACAAAACTAAACGCAAACGATAACTTTGCACCTGAGTTTGCTCTAGCAGCATAATCAGCGGGGTATGGGCTCCACCTTGTTACCAAACGGGCCCGCAGTCATAGTAAAAGGATTTAATAAATGACAAGGTTTTTATTTGGAGCCGCTTCGGCGGTTTTTTTATGTACATCTGCAATGGCAGAGGGAATTAGAGGCTATATAGATGGTGAAGTTGAATATAGTTTGGAAAATGAAAAATTCACATCCGAATTAGGATACACAACGGCGCTTCCACAAGGATTGGTTTTGCGTCCATGGGCAGATTTTTCATATGATCGTAACGTAGCATCAGATACAATTAATTTTGATGGTGTTAATTTGGGAATTTCATATGCAGTATCTCCTGCACTTTCTCTTTACAGTAATATTAGTGCAGATCACGATTTTGAATACGAAGATACATCAGTAGGCGTTCGTTTTGCATTCTGATTTTTATATTATATAATAAAGGTGACAACTTCCTATAAAGTTGCTAATTACACACATCACACATAAAAGGAGAAATATGATGAGTAATAAAAATCCATTTGAAATTAGACTAGAAGTTTTAAAAATGGCAAAGGATATGTCTGAACAAAGTTACCAAATGGCAATTGATACATATTGGCAAACTTTGAATGCGACTGCAGAGACATGGAACAAAAGTGTTGAGGAATTGGTTCAACATACACAACACATGAAACCAGAAATGCCTGCCCCTCAAGACATCATGAAAAAGGCTCAAGAGTTGTATACTTTTATTTCAACTAAAGAGTAATTTTAATGGGGGGGTGCAACGCCCTCCCATTTTTTAAAAATGCGTGAAACGCAACGTTGTAGAGATGGTTAGAGATATATAATGATAGAGGTAATTTAACCTCTTTAAACCTTAACCAATGGAATGCTATTGTGAAAAATAGATTCACGCAAGAACTTATTATGGAGAAACAATAAATTATGCCAAGATATGATTTTAAATGTAATAATTGTGAACATGAATATGAAGTTTGGTGTCGTATTGCTGAAAGAGAAGAACATTTAAATGGCTCTTGTCCCAACTGTAGTGTTACAGGAAAAATCCAACAATTTCTTACTGGTGCTCCAAGTATTGGAGATCCTATTCGCATGGGCAAACAAAAAGTTCCACAATCATTTAAGGAGAATGTACTAGATAGAGTGGCAAAGATGCCGGGAGCAGTTAAAACAGAGTCTAAATTTAATATGTAATTTTTCACCGTAGATTCCGACTTTCAGAGGAGCCTCAATAATGAGTAGAAAAGTTAGGAAGGCAAAATTAAACAATAATAGTAGATTAATAGGGATTGACGCACGAACACAACTTAAAAACATTACACCAATAACACCGGCACAAGAAGAAGTATTCGATGCCTTTTATGAAGATCATTTGTTTCTTCATGGAGTTGCAGGGACAGGAAAAACATATATTTCTTTATACCTTGCACTAGATGAATTAATGAACAAATCTTCTAGTTATAGAGATATACAAATTATTAGAAGTGTTGTTCCGACAAGGGATATGGGTTTTCTGCCCGGCTCGGAAAAACAAAAACTTCAATCATACGAAACCCCATATAGAACCATAGTAAACGAATTATTTGAATGTGGCAGCGCATACGAAAGTTTACGAAAAACTTCCCTCATAAATTTTAACTCGACATCTTACATAAGAGGTATGACCTTTTATGATAGTATTATTATTGTGGATGAATGCCAGAACATGAATTTTCATGAACTTGATTCTGTCATAACTAGAATAGGAGACAACTGTAAAATAATTTTCTGTGGAGACTTTAGACAGTCAGACTTTAAATGGAAAGATGAAAAAAATGGAATACTTGATTTTATGAGAATCATAAAAAGTATGGATCGTTTTTCTTTCATTGAGTTTATGCAACAAGATATTGTCAGAAGTCCTTTGGTAAAGTCCTATATAATTAATAAATTAGAATTAGGTTTTGCCTAAAGGAGACTCCAAATGAAAAACATAATCGAAGCAAAAGATATTTTTTCTGCTAAAGTAAAATCTAAAAGTAATAACTTAGAAGATATAAAGTCGTTTATTAACTTAGGTGGTATGGATGAAGAATATGATGAGTCTATTGGAATGACAAATGAACTTCTTGATGAATTTGTTTATATTATGACAGATAAGTATGGATTTGATTTGAGTAATAAAGCTCTTGTTGATGATTTAAGTTTTCTAGGGATTATACTGCAGGCCATAATGGATAGACATTATGGTATTGAAAACGAAATAATACAGACTATTGATGAGGAGATAGAAGAAATTAAGTAGAAAAAAGAAAAAGAAGAAGTTTCATAAAACTGCTTGACATGTCGAAGGATATTTGATATACTTTGATAAGTAAATTTGGAGTAATTTATGTTTAAACATGTTGAATTGGATTTGCCTGAATTTTCACTTCGAAGTGAAACCCTTAAGTCTGGTACTAGGTATTACTACGATGAAAATGGCAACAAATATCCTTCTATAACAACTGTCATATCACATTTTTCTAAAAAATCCATAATGGAGTGGAGAAAACGTGTAGGCGAAAAAGAAGCCAATAAAATCACTACCCAGGCTACGAGGAGAGGAACTTCTATTCATCAGTTGTGTGAAGATTATATAAATAACATAGAAATAGATTATAATAAACTCATGCCGAATGATATAGAGATGTTTTTTACATTGAAAAAAACTCTCGATACTAGATTAGGTGATGTATATGTTCAAGAGTGGCCAATGTATTCTGAACATTTAGGAATTGCAGGAAAATGTGATTGTATTGCATATTTTGATGGTAAACTTTCTCTAATTGATTTTAAAACATCAAGAAAGTCAATGCATCCAAATAAATTAGAGAACTACTTTAGACAGGCATCTGGTTATGCTGTTATGTTTGAAGAGCGAACAAAAATTCCTATAAATAATCTAGTAATCATTGCGGCAATTGATGACCAGAAAGATGCAGAAGTTTATACTTCTAAACGTGATAGTCATATCGATGGACTGATAGAAATGATAACAGAATATAAAGCACAATTGTAGGAAATAAAAAACATGGTTCAATATCTAAAAAGTAGTGCAAAAAGATATGTAGGAGTTCCCGACTATTTGGGGGTGATGTACGACTACAATACACGATCAAGAGCAGGGCATTTATTTATCGGCGGATTTAAAAGAAAGCCTGGAATTCGACCCAACGATATCGTACTATTTGATGGAAATATAATTTTACCAGCGACCAACAATTATAGAGAAAAGGTTTTTTCGGTAAATCCTGCAACCACTATTAAATTTGAATATGAAAAAACAAATACTTTAGATCGAGTTAAATGTGGTATAATTCCATTAGATGAACCCGAAATTGGTGAAAGTATTAGTACTGCAAATAATTCCACTCATATATATCAAAATAACACTGCCCAAGAACAAAGTATAAAAATATATTGTGATTATAAAGCAGCCGTGGATTCTAAGTTGAGATTTAGAATCACAGAAGTAATCTCTGATAATACTCCTGTTCGCAGTACGGAACTTTACACTAAAGGTAATTTATGTCCTGGCGCTCCACTTGGATGGCAAAGAATATTAAGATGGGATATTGATAAGATTCCAACTTTAGGATTCTCTTTGTCAGTGGGAAGGGAACTTGGTGAAAACGAGTTTATTTTCAGAGACTTTATAAATTCACAAAATAGTTATTTTAAGGTTTTGCCCAATTATTTTTCAAAACAAGGGTCTAAAGTAGACTGCAGGGCAGACATAACTTTCGAAACGGAAGATGTAAGTGCTATGAATTTAGACCCAGTAGCACAAGTTGAAATCACAAGCATTATAGGGAGAATGTAATATGATAAATTGGATTAAAGATAGATTAACTGAAAGAACATCATGGGATGGTGGCGCACTTATTGCAATGGGTGTTGTTGCACTGCTCTTTGATGGTTTGATTACATGGGCTGCATACGCAGCGATTGTCTACGGTCTTTGGACTATCTGGAAATCAGAATAAACTATTGACAAATTTTACGTTATAGAGTATAATAGTAAATTATACGATGTAACGTAAATCTAAGGAGAATTTAATATAATGTTGAAACTTAAGAGTTCAAAAGAATTTAGTGAGGAGATAGAAAAACAAGTTTCTAAATTAAACAGTTCATATATTGATACAATCACATACTATTGTGAGAAGAACAATTTAGAAATAGAAAATGTAGTTTCTCTTTTGAGTCCTTTCATAAAAGAAAAAATTAAATACGAGGCAGAAGGACTGAACATGGTTCAGAAGTCTACAGAAAAATTGCCTCTATGATTACCATGTCTGGAAAGAAGATAGATGACTTTGAGGCTTTTAAAATTTACCTTGCAATGAAAACTCATTTTAATAGTGAGTATGATTTTATAAAGTACAAAGGAAAAGTTTCCCCAAAGAAAGAAACCTATTATAACAGAAGAGACAGAAGAACTTTCGAAGAACTTTCCAGAAGGTTTGATAAAAAAAGTTTGGAAGAATTTTTACTTGCATTGTTCTTGAATGTAACAGAAAATGGTAATCTTGCTATTTCTCGTAATGAGTTTATGTGGACAGGAAATCTTTTAGATAAAGAATCTTACGACACATATAAAAATTGGAAGAAAAGAATTCAAAGTATAAAGTATACGTTTACTAATGATTGTCATGTGTTGTTTACAAAGGCGTCTGAAGAAAATTTAGAGTTTAATTCCATATTTAAATCTATTGACAATGACTACCCATTTATTGTATTCTTAGAAAAACGTGGAGAACTTTCATTAGAAACTTTAATTATCTTTGAAAAGATTTTTGCTTTCGTAGATAAGGTCAAAATAAATGATACAACTTATTGGCCTATCTATACTAAGAAAGTAAAAGACTATATGTCTTTCTTAGACATAGATGTTAATTATTATGTTAATGTTCTTAGGGACATATTGATTGATGATTATTATGAAGATTATGGTCAATTAATTAAAAAAACTAGTTGACAAACTTTGGATAATATAGTATATTAGTACAAATACAAAACGCATATAACGTATAAAGGAGAAAATTATGTCTTTTGCAAACCTTAAAAAAGGTCGCTCTAACTTTGCTCGCCTTGCGGAAGAGTTGGAAAAAACCCAATCCCCACAACAAACCACATCAAATATCGATGATCGATTTTGGAAACCAACTATTGGTAAAGATGGTAACAGTTATGCTGTAATTCGTTTCCTTCCCCCTGTAGATGGTGAAGATATTCCTTGGGTTCGTGTGTTCAATCATGGTTTTAAAGGCCCAGGCGGTTGGTTGATTGATAACTGTCTTACTACAATCAACAAACAGTGTCCTGTTTGTGAGTCTAATACTGAACTATGGAGTACTGGTTCACAAGACAATCAAAACCTTGCCCGTGATCGTAAACGTAAACTTAAGTTCCTTTCGAACATTTATGTTGTAAAAGATCCTGCAAACCCAGATAATGAAGGAAAAGTTTTTCTTTACTCATATGGTAAGAAAATCTTTGACAAGTTGAACGAGGCAATGAATCCTAATTTTGAAGATGAGTCTCGTTACAACCCATTTGATTTTTGGGATGGTGCCAACTTCAAACTGAAGTATCGCACTGTTGATGGTTATGGAAATTATGATAAGTCTGAATTCGATTCTCAAGAAGCACTTGCAGATGATGATTCAGAATTGGAAACAATCTATAATCAACTATATTCATTGCAAGAGTTTGTAAGTGAAGAGAAGTTCAAGTCTTACGAACAACTCAAGGAACGCCTTGATCGTGTTCTTGGACTTCAACAGTCTGCAGTTTCAGTAGAAACAGATTTTGTTTCTGATGATTCTTCATACTACACTGAACCTACTCAGACTAAATCTGCGCCTGCGCCAGAACCAAAGTCTGTACCATATAATGAAGATGAAGAAGATGATTCAATCTCTTACTTTGAACGTCTTGCAGATGAAAGTTAAACAGTTGGTGGCACTGAAGTGTTAGTGTAAGACACAACACAGAGTCCATACAGGTAATAGAGGGTATACGACACACTCGGCCGCCATCTATTATCGCATACAAAGAACTGAGTGTGGGAAAGGGTAGGGAGAAATCCTTGCCCTTTTTTTTATTTTAGATATGTTTAAATTACATAGCGAAAATGTGAAAATGACATAAGGGTTTTCTGCACTTGCGAAATAAATATTAGTGTCAGAATCACTGACATTTCACACATATCATACACAGGAGAATAAAATGAGTGTCGAAGAAATTATTAAGAGTTTGAGTATTCTTACAGTATCACTTACTATTGTGGCTGCAGTTATGTTTATGTCTATCTTGCCGTATGTTAATTAACGGAGAATTAGATGACACAAAGAGTTATGTGTAGGGACTGAAAGGTTCCTACCATGCACCTACTAGTGATAATCTAGCATCTCTTACAGCACCATCAGTATGTCTTACTTCTGGTTTTTGTTTAGGCATAATTGTCGAATTATTAGTTACATTATTCACAGTGTTTTGTTGTGGTGCATTAATAATACTTCCGGCCTGTTTCGCATCTGCTGTAGATTTATCCATAGCAACACTATCCATCATATTAGATGCTTGTAATTTTTTATTAGGAACGTCACTTGAGGCGGAGTTTGTGGACAATTTTTCAACATCATTTATTTCACGCAGTTTTTGATCCAGTCTATGCTCTGTTTTCTCTGCAGGGCTCATTGCATCCCATTCCTCTTTGGACGGTTCTTTCATATTTGATGTATCTACTGAGACATTTAATTTGTCCGACTCACTCTGTAGTTTTTCCAATTCCGCAGCATCTTCTTCTCTACCCTTGGAATCTTTCCCCCAATAAACATTCTCACCACTTTCACTTCTAGAAAT